CAGTGAATTGCATATTACGACTAGATTTAAGAAAATGGAATAATAATCTCATTTGATCATGGTTAATTTCTGTATTATTGAATTGTTGTTTATAAAATTCTGCTAGTATAACACAACCTTCATAAAGTTGAACCTCAGTTTTGACTGCAGAACATCTTTCTTGCACTGATTGTAATGCTTCTTCGAAGTGTTGTTTATCTCTATAATTCTTTGACAAAAATTTGGCCGTGTATCTTAAAACATCAGGGAAGATGCCTCTGTTGGTCAAAACCCAACCGGCAAATTCACCAACATTCGAGTTGTGTAATTTCAACCCATGGTTGGTGTAATTAATGATCTTACGTGCGTCAGGTAATAAGACGCAATTTCTGCAACAAACGGCACTATCATCTCCTTTAAACAAACCATACTGAAAGTCCTTGTAATCAAATAGACTAAAACACAAAGATAGGTTTCCAATAGTGTTTTCACATATGGTAAAAGGGTTCCCGGTAAATTGTTTTTCATGCCCTCTCAAAACAGTTGTTCCGAATGGGTTACGGTAAACCATCTTCCAATCAAATCTTATGTTCTCAAACCATAGAATAGCATGCTCAGGCATTCCCATATATCTTAAAAGCGTTGAAGTTAGTTTGATAAAAGGATTGCGGAAACTGGAATCCCATTCACTAAAATCATTGCATGTGAATGGTAGTTGTTCAGTGTCTCTAATCATTTCTAGATAAACGTCATTGATTCTCGCCTCAGAGTAATGTGTGGCTAATAGAATTCGTCGTCGGTGATGTTTGATAATATCTTTGACTTTGTCAAGCATTGTCCTGGCATACGCTGCAAAAATGATATTAACTTTCTTGCTGAAAGCTGCGACACCCTGACCTACTTTATCTGTTTGATCGAAACAGTGTTTAGGTGACCATTTTGTTTGTCTTTTGTTAAAAAAGGATAGTGTGCCATCTTCATCCGGGTTAAATAGAGTGTTGATCTCGTCACTAGTGCAACATTGTTCCTTAAGTTTATCGTCCAGTGACTCATAATAGGCAAACGCGTTTTGCAGTAACTCATTATGGGTTGTTTTCATACCACGGATGACAGCATGAATGTTATGACTATCACCTGTTAGTGCTTTGCACAGTCCGTTGACAAGAGCGCTGTAGGTGAACTCAGCGTCTCTTTTATTAGTGGTTTTATAACCTCTAGCGTAACGTTTGGCCATCGTCCTTATTGTGCCTATAGTGGAATCTGAAACTTGATTGATTACTGATTCTAAAGGAGATACTCTGAAAACGGTGACATCTCTATCAACTGGTGTTAGTTGGATATCACTAGTTCTTAGCAAACCATCATCGATACTACTAACTGTTGTTGGTAAATCGTAGGCATAAACAGACTTGTCAGGGTTACTTGGTTGAATAATGCTTTCAATAACGGATTCTGCGATAGTTTGACTTGAAACATCATCAGCAACCTGATAAACAGGTGTCATGAGTGGTAATGAGTTGGTTTTATTGATGAAAATCTCATCATGCGATATTAAAGCCGAAAATTCTTCATAGGTGGATATCATTGTAGCGTTAAAATTATAGAATTTTTCAATAGATTGCGTTTCTCCATAAAGGAAGAGTCTTTTTG